CTAAAATCACCATTTACTTTATTGAACTCTACCACACAAACATTGTTTTTAAGTCTCTCGACTAACTCATCACGTTTTAAATCAATCATATTGAATCCTCTCAATGTCATCTTCATCACAGGAGCTCCCATATTGTATCTCTACAATTTTTACAGGATTTACTGTTTGGTTTGCAATTCTATGATACTTTTCTTTAGGCACGAAAATAGTTTCGTGAAGAGAGTATCTGGTTTGTTTTGCCTCTTTTAAATCTGGTTCATCTGAAAGGTATACTGTTGGATTACCCTCTACAATGAACCATAGTTCATTTCTGTGCATATGTCTCTGAAAAGAAATAGAACTGTTTGGGTCGATTGTAAGTTCTTTTACTTTTATATGCTTACGATACAATACCTTTTTAGATTTTTTAACAGTACTATAAGCATAATCGTGAAGAACTCTATAATATCCCCATTGTCTTTCAGTCTTTGGATTTTGCCATTCTTCAAGAATCCAAGAGCTACTGTTCTTTTTGTTTGTTCCACCAACACCAAAGATAAATTCAAGATTTTCGTCATCTATATCCATCTCTGGAATATTTTCTTCTGTCCTATCTCCACCATTATAAAAACTAATTGGATTGTTAGGACACAGCTCTCTTATTTTTCGTATAGCATTTTTTGCCGTATCATCTGAATCATCAAATCCAAAGACCGCATCAGTACAATATAAATTTTCAAGAACTGTTTTTCTTTCTTCAAATGGCATAAATGCACGACCTTTTTTTCGTGCAAGCCAGTCATCACTATTTAAACCAACTGCAATAAAAGAACCGCTATGCATTGCAGATTTTAGATAGTCAATATGTCCAGAGTGCAGAGGGTCGAATCCACCTGTGCAAATAATTATTGGTCTGTGACCCAACTCAGCCTGACCTAATATTTTTGATTTAGTTTCACTATCCATAAGTTCTATTGTCATTAGTATACCCAACTCACAAAACTGTATCTTGTGCCTTTCGTTACAGGTTTTACCATGTGAGGATAAAGAAAGTTTGACGGAAACATAACAACATCACCTGTTTTTGTTTTATATTCCTCGCCATGAAACATTAACTCTCCACCCTCATAATCATCATTTAACACACCAATTATACTTAATACAGGAACACCTTTTACTTCTCCATCAAACAAACTGTGTATATGGTCACAATGAATTGCCATTGTTTGATCTATCGAGTACCGATTGTATCTAATTTTAGAATATCCATTCCAACTATCATACCAATCGGGCATATCAAGCCCTCCAACATATCTTCTAATAACAGAGTGAAGTTTGTCCATAATCTTTTGAGACTGCTCTCCACCAAAGCCAATATCTAATTCGTTGTCTCCAGACCTACTGAAGTATTTTTCTTGGTCAGGAACATAGAATAGATGCTTTTCCCAATCAACTTTCTGTATATCCTTAATTGTTTCTTTACAAAACTTTCTTGAAAAAACCTTTTGTGTTTTTATATAATTCTTTATATTGAAATCCATAACAAAAATAATATCACATTCTTGATAGACTTGTCAATAGGTTTTGCCATTCAAATTTACGAACATCCCATGAGTAGAAACTGTCGGCATATATCTTGGATAATTGTATTCTCTGTTGCATATGACTATTCCAATAGGTCGTGATAACCTGATCGAGAATACTTGCAAATGTATTTGCATGAACATTTTGATCTTCCTGCATTTGATACATCAATGCAAAATTAGCAGTTGTCTCAGGAAGGGCTGCATGATTTGGTGCAATGATACACACTCCAGCACTCATCGCCTCCATGGCTGCAATACAAGATGTTTCTGGCCATATATTTGGATATGCAAAAATGTGTGCTTTCTTGAGTGCTTCTCTTACAACTTCATTTTCTTGAAATCCATGATAAGTAATTCCCTCATGTTCACGACATCTTGCAAAGATAGGTTCATACTCTTTATCTCTTTGAGGCCAACCATATGCATTGAAACTTGAATAGACATCTAAATGTATCTTACCTTTATGTTTGTCATAGAGATGTTCAAAGACAGGAACAAGTATTTCAAGTCCTCTATGCGGTGTTGTATGATAGATAAGATTAAGAGTATCAGTCTTTTCTTTTTCGTGAGTCTCAATAGGGTCTATTGCATTTTTAAGAATACAAGAGCCACCATACGGAACACCAAGTCCTAAATGATATGTTTGGAATTGATAATTGGAAACAAAGACAATTTGTTTAAAACGATCACGATTGATTTCGTGTTTTAGATGTTGACTCTCAGGGTCGTTAAACGTATCGTGACACCAAAGAATCGGTATTCGGTCTTTATCTATATCTCGAACTCTTGAACAAATAATCTGAAACTTATCATATAAGTCTTTATCAATAACAGATGCAAGTTTTCTTTGCATCATCTCAGTTCCACCATTTGCTTTGGCGTTTAATTCATTCTTTTCTATATCGTCATTCAGTCCACGAATTACAAGATTTGTCATACTCACTCCATAAGTTTTGAGAGGGTCAAGCCCTCTCTCCACACTTATTTATTAGGACACTTGTACGGCAATATACAAGCAAAGAACGATTAAAACAATCTTTCCATAGTCGAGGTCAAAAGCTGTTCCCTCTCCTACCGAGGCATTGTAAATATCAATAATTTTATCAATACCATTTGATGATTGTTTTTCTTTATTTTCTTCTGACATATCAACTCCTCTAAGCTGCCATCGCATAGTCTTTGGCTTTTGCAAGAGCAGAGACTTTCTTTTGTCTCCCTTTTCCAAACCATGCAGATTGTAAACGTGTATCCTGCGAGACACCTAGTTCGTGGTCTATGAGGTAAGTGACAGAGTTAAAGGCAGACCACCATGTACCTTCACTCAATTTTGCACCAGGCTGTGTGTTGACAGTCTCAAGAGCAGCCTCTGCATTACGAGATAAGTCTTTTAACCTTTTGTTGTCACCAGCAATCGGAAAGACTTCATTATAGTATTCTTTGATTGAATCTTTAGAATAGTTTTTTGATGCAAGAAACTTAGAAACATCTGCATAATCTTGCATAAAGTTACTTGCAAGTCCAAGTGTTTCTTTTACACTTTCGGCATCAAATACTTGTCTGTGATTTAATCGTGCAGACTGTTGTGTATATTGATTAAGAGCATATGTAAGTGTGTTATTGCAAACAACACGAACAGGAGTAAATCTTACTTCAATAGAACAAGCATACTTGTGAGGATTAGAGAATAAAAGATATCCCTCTACATCATCACCTTTTGATACTGTAAATCCATCTTTGAGTTTTGCAAGTCCCCAAACCATACGACCATCATCAAGTGAACCAGCCGTATCCATTTTCATATCTCCTGCAATAACAAACTCATTGAAGAAATCAAATGCTTCAGAATTTTGAAGTGGTTTCCATCCGTCACCAACTGTTGAAAGTATTGTTTCGTCACTATCTCTTACAAGAACTCTACGTTTTGGAATTTCAGTATACTCTGGTTTATTAGTATTCTTGAAATACATTTGTCGAGTTGAAACAGTCCAATCAAGTCCTGCTTTCTTGAGCATTTGATCTGGTGTTAAATCATCAATAACTTTTACACCTAATCCATGCCATGGCACCTCTCCTGCATATGCCATTGTTTCTACCTGATGAGCCATCTGACTCTCCTTTTTTCAGTTTACGATAATATTAATCTAACATACATTTTACACAAAAGTCAATACTTTTTTGAAGAAAGTTTACTTTTTTTTAATCTTTCATCTCTTTTTAAGTGAACTGGCGAGACTTTGTGTAAATGCATCTCACCTTTTTCATCAAATGAAAATTTGATGTATCCCTTGACACAAAGATAATTCAGAGTATTATCTGTGATCTCAGATGCAATCTCTGTCATCTTATCCCACAGAGAGGCCCTTCCATCAATGTATCCCCAATAATATGTTCCTGCCATACAGAATATAGCAAGTAACGTATGACTTACAACACTTATTTCCATCTATCTTCTTTTCCCTGTTTGTGGGTCATTTACTTCTTTTTTGGATAACACCTGTAGTCCACCTTTATTATAAGCTTGACCAATTACGGCATCTCCTGTGTATTTGGGAGTTTCTTTTTTAAGTGCAACTCCTCCAGCACCATTAGAAAGACTTGGATACTTAGGAGTCTGTCGAGTAAAAGTTAGAGTTTTACTTTTACTTGAAGATGAAGAACCTTTGTATCCCTTCTTTTTAAGAAATTTTTCATGTGCATCAAGGGCCGACTGCATCTTTGCAGTCACCCTTTTTGCTTTACGTTTCTTATGATTTGTTGTTGTATAGTATACAGGAAGTATATGCATATTAATTAATTTTAGTGTATTCGAATTGTTCTAAATCAAAATTCAAATTCATAATTGCAGTAACTCCTGTAACAATCTGCTCAAATGGTTTATCTTTAACCAGACTAAAAAGGTTGAAATATTTTTCTTTGTAATATTCACGAACCTCCTCGATTGTAGCACCATTATTTTCTACAAAATAATCTCTAAACTTAGGTTGATAAACTGACTGAACCGTTAAGTAGTAGTCAGTCAATGCTTTGTCGTTTCTAATTTCAAAACTACAATTTTCTAATCCATCACCAATAGCCATGTCTATGCTCTCCTCACACGAAATCTTTTGTCTCGATATTCATTACAAGCATCTTGATACTTTTTCCAATTTTTAAGAACAAACTTTCCAGATTCTAGTAATTGTGTATCATATTTTGTTGCAAGCCATTGACTTACAGCAAATGATTGAGCTTTAACCATATTCTGTATCTCAGATTTTCCTCGATTAACTCCTAAGATTTGCATTGCATAATCTAAAGTCATAGTTTCATCAAAGCACCATTTATCTTCACTCATAATCTATCCTTCCACTACCGCATATTCTAACGGTTCTAATTCTTCTATTCTAAGGTAAACACTAAGAGGAAACATGCCAGGCAATCTTTTTCTCATTCTCTTAGAGACTTCAACTGCTTGTTCAAAAGACGTAATTGGTTCAAACAATCCAGCAACTATTTTTCCTGGCTTACCAGCCACAGGGCCAGTCTTTCCCATTTTTTCTTCACATTTTCTTATCACAAAATATTTTTGTTCCATTTTCATTTCCTTTCTAAGTAAACAGTACAAATAAACCAATCATAACACACGCAAACCAAGCTGCACCAGCAACATCTAGTAAAAAATTATTGAAGTCCATAACATTTCCTTTTTCTAAAAAGGGTTGAAAATAACTACCGAGGCCTTCACCAATTAATAATCCCAAAAAGGGCAATACGTTATTTTCAACCAAGTTTCTTATCATCATTTAAGTATAATGACACACTTCAAGGGTAATGTCAAGAACTTTCTTGAAAAAAGAATCGTTTAAAATCAATAACTTATGAAAAAAATGAAAAAAAAATTAGTCAATAAAAACAAAGGGTTACATGGTGAAAGGAAAAAAACCACATAACCCTTTGAAAGCAAGACGGATATCTTAGCTTTTTTGTCCTAGAGTCGTTACTTACGAGTAAGCATAATTCCCATCAGAAGATAGGGCTCTCTGTCCTGCAGCGATAACTGCTTTGGATGGAGTTCCGACACGATATGATGTACCAGACTTAGATTTATTTGTATAAATCATTAAGCCTTCATTACGAAGTGTGTCGATCATTGCTCTAGGAGAAGAAAGGTCAAACCTTGTTCTCAGAGTAGTCCAAGATACAGGGTTGCCTTTTGATAACAAATTGAAAACTTTCGCTTTCTTAGTCAATTTTTTAGCCATAAAACTATAGTTCCACTTTACTGTTAAACATTATGTTAAGTAATCTCTTGATTACAGTACCCAATATATCAAATCCTATAGGTAAAGTCAACCCTTTTTTCTAGGAATTTGCGTTTTTTTTACATATTTCCTTAAAAGAGTAGTTTTTATCTCCATCCAATACGAATATGCCCATTCCCCTTTTTTTGTTGTGGAAATAGCATATTCTACATTGGTGAGCAGTTCATCAATATTTTCTGCTGGTTTTAGGTCGAATTTAATGGTAAGCTCCTCGTCTACGAGTTCTACATCCCAAAGAGCATCAGTCATGTGTTTTCCTAAAATAATCTACGATTTACTGAATTTATACTATCATATTCCGATTTCATGGTCAATAGTTTTTCTTTCCAATTCTCAGGATTTTCTATAAAGGTCTGTGGATAAGAATCTTCTGGATTTGCAATAATTATGACTATTTGATAAATGTCAGTATTATACATTTCTCGAGCCATCATTGCATAAGCAGTTCCTTGAAGAAAGTAATTCTCAATCCACTCTTTTTTCTTTTTTCTTCTTGAAGTCTTGAAATCAACTATCGTGGGCTCACCATCCCATTTGCAGAATAAGTCAGCAGTTCCAGCCAATCCAAGAGTTCGACTATGTAAAGGAATCTCAATACCATATACATTTGTCACAGATTCCTGCATACGATTACGAAGTGAATAAAACATATTCATTTCAGTTGGATTTTCACGAAGCGTATTCTTGAGTTTATTTTCTAATGGAAGTGAGTATTGTTTTGATATACTATCTTGAAGAAAACTTTCACAGTATGCATGAATACGAGTTCCAAGTCGAGCTGCCTTTCCTGATATTCGATTTGCAGCTTCTTCTCCAACTGATCTACGCCAACTGTCGATTGCATCTTTATTGAAACTTCCTAGAAAAGA